GGGTAATGAAGAATCTTGGCAAGGAGAAGTCAGAGTAGAAGTCAAAGCAGGTAAGCAAGTACAAACCTTATGGACTAAATATCAAAAAGCTAAAAAACAATCTGACACTAATACAAGGATTGGAGATACAAGACCATTTATGTTTGTTGCTATGCCTGACGGAACTTCTAACGGATTAGTTGTAGTAGAGCTTGATAAGTTAGATGAAGTTGTATTTGCTTTACTTGAAACTTGGGAAGAATAGATATTTGTTATAAAGAATTTTTGAAATGGTTTATTTTCATATTTAGATAACTAATGTTTGAATGAATGTAAGAAAAAATACAATCTTCACAAACATATATTTCTTCTTGCTCATCAACCACATATAGAATATCAGGGTCTTTTTCAATTAAGTTTCTATCATCATTTTCTTCAGTTGAACAAATACCTGCACAATCATCTAGTTCTGATAAATAAGAAATATCTTCTAAAACAGGATATGGCTTTTGTTGATTTGTAAGACTTTCATTTTTAGATTGAAAATCTTTAAGGCTATTTTCTAAAGTGTTGATAGTTTCTAAAATATTCATTTTATAATGCTCTCACAAATCTAGCTTCTATTGAAACAGTTTTAGCTGAATCATAACCGTCAATGATTGGTTTGATGTCTAAGTTTGTTTCTTTAACCTTTACAACTTCTCCAACAAAGTCTTGTGCGTGGTTTAGTGAATTTACTTTTGTATAAACAACTTTGTCTCCAACATTAAATCTTGGTGCATTTCTTCTGTTTGCTCTACCAATTTCTAATTTTAAAGCATTCATTGTTTGCTCTAGTAGTAAACCGTCTTGTTCTAGGTCTAATATTGCTCCACCAACTTTAGCTATATCATTATGGTTTAGTAAATATACATTGTTTGTCATTTCGACTCCTTCTTTGTTTGTTTCATTCATACTTATATTTAACTATAATCTTTGATTTATTGCAAACTTTATAACAAATAATACTAAAAAAATACCCAATGTTTATAGGCTTTTAGCCATTCCCAAAAAAAAACTTTGAAAAATTCCCTAGAAATACCCTTTATGACGCACTTACAATCTATAATTACAACAAGCAAAAGACAGGACGTAAATGGCACTTAATGATTATCTTGAGAAATATAAACCACCAAAAATTAAGCGTGGTTATTTTTATGGAACAGAGAAGCGTGAAGCTGAGTGGGAACAAGTTTTAAAAGCTCTTGAAAATGGTTATCAAGATACAACTGCAATAGTTGAATGGTTAATTGTAGAATGTGGTTGGAATGGTGTAACTCCTAAAACAATAACAAATAGAGTCAATGAGCAAAAAAGAAGAATCCGACAATCTAAGTAAGTTCCTTACTCGCTATGACGATAAGAAACATAATGAAGCTCTAGCTAAAGAAAAGTACCCAACAGGTTGGCAACCACACGCAGAGTATGACCCAAAAACTAACAAAGGTACATTAGTTTCTCGTGGTACAAAAGAACAAGAGCCTGAGTTTGCAACACTATTAAGTGAGTGGGGATTTGACCCAAAAGAATATGAGATAGTCGGCAACCTACAAGTCAGAACTTGGGATATGAATATTGGAGACGGTAATGTTCAACAGGCTTGGTATTATAAAGCTGACATTAGAAAAAAAGTTCCTGACTTTGATACAGACTTTGCAAAACTATTAAAAGAAATCAAGAGCTACAAAGTAAAAGTACAACCAATACAAAAAGGCAATACTGCTTTTATGTACTATGTTGCAGATTGGCAAATGGGTAAGAGAGACGGAAAAGGTAGTGAAGAAATTATTAGCAAGGTTTTAGAATCACTTGAATCTGCCAACGCAAGACTTAAAGAATTAAAGAAGTCAGGTCATACGATTGACGAAGTATATGTGTTAGGACTTGGGGATATTTGTGAGAACTGTGATATATCAGGTTGGTATTCATCACAAATTTGGAATGTGGACTTACACCTGCGAGACCAAATAACAGTTGCAAGAAGATTGCTTTGGAAGATTGTAAAGAACTTTGCAGACCAAAACTACAAGGTAGTTTTATCAGGTGTTACATCTAATCATGGACAGAATAGAAGTGGTAAGCATAGCTTGGCAACAGAAGAACTAGACAACCTTGACTTGCAGATACTTGAACAGGTTGGAGACTTGGTATATGAATCTAAATATAAAAATATTAAAGTCATTGTGCCTGAATCTCCACATCTCTTACTTGATGTAAAAGGTTATCTTATGGGTTTTACTCACGGACATCTTACGGCAAGTGGTGGAACTCCTGCAAAGAAGATAGAGAATTGGTGGAAGGGTCAGATGTTTGGACTAAATGAAGCAGGAGATAATCCTGTTGGCTTGGCGAGAATGATTGTACACGGACACTATCATCACTTTACGGCAGTAACACAAGGTGGCAGAACAATAATGGGAGTTCCTGCTATGAGTCCTTCTACTGACTTCCAAACTAGAACAGGTTACTCAACATCAACAGGTGTAGTAACAATGACAGTTACTAAAGACGGTTGGGATAATCTTAAAATCTTGTAGTTGCCCTATACCATAATCTCAGATTATGTGTAGTGTTTTTTAAAAAAGTTTAAAATTAAAATTGCAAATGTAATCTCAGATTGTATTGTTATGTTTATAAGTTACTTCTACTCAGGTAACTCAAAACAAGCGAGTAAGTGGAGAGCCACCACAATAAAAAACGAAGGGCAAGAATACTAACTCAAAAGCAGAGAGCTTTGTTGAACATATTTTATTATGGTCTGAAACGGAAGTAATTGGTATAGCACTATATCACTTGTTAAGAAGTAAAGAATGAAACCAAAGTAACACACGCTTATTACTACCTGTACGAATTGAGAATGCAATACAGATGTAATGGAAAACTTAACTAGCGAAAAAATAGTAGTATGTTCTACAAAGTTCTTTGTAACTGAGTCCTTATGGATATGAGTAGTTGTTTGGCAAGTGCGTGTAGTGGAGGGTTTGTTAAAGGACTTGAAGCGAGAGTCGGCAATAGCACGGCTCAGGTATGTTATAAAGCATATATTGATTCGAAGCAATATGAACTACTTAATACTTAAAGGGTACAGAGTAACTCTTTATTTTATTGGTAAGCAAACATAAACGCTCATATCCGTAAGGACTTAGTTGATTTGAGAGATTAAAGGCACTTGGATAGTAAAGTAGCTACGCCTAAGTAGAGATTAATGTGGAGTATATTTGGACACCAACAAAGTGGATTAAAGCCCTGAATATATGTTGATAGCATTTAAAGTGCGAACAGGACAGTTTTAATTGCGTTAAACCAAGCATAGCGATTATTAGGATAACCAAAAGGCTAAGTGTCATAGGTGGCTAACAAACCATATCGATAGCCTATGAGTCCAAGTGGCTTTAATCTCTTAATTTAAGATTTGCATAAAACAAATCAGAGATTAATATAAGTAAAGTATTGAAAAAGGAGTTGATACGAATGACAATAAAAAAACTATATAACTGTGAAGATTGCGATACATATTTAGATGATATGAACAAAGTAAATACAGTTGAAGAAGGTAAAGAAGTGTTAAGGGAACACAATTTAGTTTGTGTTCCTATTACTTCTTTTTAGGAGTTGATATGACAGAGTATGAATTTACTTGGTTAATGACTTGGATATTAGGTGGCTTTGCAGTTATAAGTATTGTACTTATGGTTATCGAAGAAATACTTTTAAAATTATATCCACACAAATATTGGCGAGAAAATGAACTATCTAAGGAATTGGACTTACTATATTTGGAATTACAAAAAGGTAAAGAAATAAATATTGCAGAATACATAAAGGAGAATAAATGACGCAAGAAATTATGGGAACTGCTGAGATTGGTGCATGGTTAGGTGTAACTAGACAAGAAGTCGCACAATGGAAGTTTCAAGGAAAGCTACCTAGTCCTGACTATCAATTAAAAGCTACACCTGTTTGGAAACAAAGCACATTACTTGAGTGGAGAGAAGCTAATACTTGGGTAGAGAACAGAGTTAATAGTGCAAAGGAGTTAGTCAATGGATAATAAAGACAAACTCATATCAAGACAAGTAGCTTTAAAAGGTGCAATAGAACTAGCTTGTCATTCTGATATGTACTTTGAATCACTAGATGAAGTTTTAGCTACTGCTGAAATCATACAGAATTTTATTCTGAGTCCGTTTTATAAAGTAGCTGAAAAAAATGTTGTCAATACACCTGCAACGCAACCAAGCCCAACAATTCGTGAAACATCACAAAGCCCTGTGGGTCAAGCAGAGTTTAAATGTCCTGCTTGTGCGTCTAAGGTGTATGACAACAGAGCAGATAAAAAATCTAGTAAAAGTCCAAACTTTAAATGTGGTAACAAACAATGTACGGCAGGTAATAATGGATTCCCTTATGCAAGTTGGTCTGACGAGCCACCTGCTGAGATTTTGGTGGGGTTTACTCCACCTGACTTGGTACAACCTAAGTCGCTTGACAATATATCAGAAACAGAAGCTCCCTTCTAATTTGGTATAGTACGGTGCTTAGTGAGTATCTTGACGCAAGGTACTCACTTAAGCATAGTTAGGACATTATGAAAATAGAAGCAG